TTGTTTCAGTATTTTCATTCATTGTATTAACACTTATTGTTGTTTTCATTTTATCTGCTTCATAATAACTTTCTTTCTTTGACTCTTTTTCTAATTTATCGGCAAAATTAACAACTAATTCACATGTTTCGTTAATATTTTTTGTTCTTATTACCGAATATCCTTTAAAATAATTTAAAGTAATTAATGCGGAATATAATGTCTTTTTATCCATTCTTCCTTTTTTTGGATTGTATTTTTCAAAGTCTCCTTCAATAATATAAATTATATTGTGATTATGAATCTTACATTGGTTTAATCGAAATGATTGTTCACTATATCTTCCATCTTTTATACTTGAGGCTAAGTCGTAGAGAGATTTTCTCTCGAAAATAACTTTTTCACTATTTTCCTTATTTAATAAAATAATATCTCCAAGTGGTAAACTTTCTAATTGTATTTCATGACTATGTTCTTTAAATAATAAATTCATATTCGTCATAAAATCACTTTCTCTACAGTCTATTTTTATAAACATAATTAATTATATTACATTACTTATGTTTAATTACTTATTTTAATATATTTAAAGTAAAGGTCCACCTGAACCAGGGTATCCTAAAGCATGATTTTGTCTAAAGTTAAATAAGAAGTTTGGTCTTTGAGCACGAGCAGCAACAGTAGTAGCAGCTCTTGAACCAGAAGCAATCATAAACCCAGTAGCACTAGGAGCAGATCCACCCTTTTTAGGTCCACCGAAATAAGCAGTTCTCACTCTTTCACCTGTGGTGGTTGTAACATACACACCAGGCATAATTCCGTTGGTGCCACTAGCACCACCGAATTCAGTTCTTCTAGCTATAGCGGAACGTCCGCGATGACTTTTATATCCATTCTTTTGAGGCATAATATATTATACAATTAGATAATAAATTATGAATATATTTACATACCTCCTTGAGGGGCCGAACCAGCTTGGGAAAATTGACGCATTAGAACACCTTTTCCTACACCACCAGATCCAACAGGATTGACAGAAAGTAATTTGTTAGTAAAGAGATAGTTTTTTTGATATTTGATACTCTTACCATATAATTGAGGTAATCCGCGACCACCCTTAATAACTTGATGATTGTAAGTTCCTGCGTTACTTAATCCAACTCTGGGGGCTAGACCACCCATAATTCCAAAAATCTTAGTGTTATTAGTAATTGAAGGAGTATTCCTTGCTCTTTTGCTACCTTGCATGTATCCTACCATTATATAATCACTAAATATTTTTTTTTTACTTATTGAATATTTAACGAATGAACATAAATACTAAATAATAATGTTTATTAATAATGAGTGAATTTAAAATTTCACATGATGATGATATTATTAAATCTGACGAAGGATTGGTTTTTAATCCATATAATTCTAACAATGTTGAGATTACATTGAACCAAGTTCAATCTATTCTAACAAAATATGGAGTTCCTGGTAAAGTTCATAATATGTCTTTATATAAAAGAGCATTTGTTCACAAATCATATACAAAAAGACCACAATTATATAATTTACAAGAAAAAATTACTATTACCGAACAACCTATTGATTGTTTACCACTACATACTAAATCTAATGAAAGATTAGAATTTTTAGGTGATGGTGTATTAGAATGTATAACAAAATATTACTTGTATAGAAGATTTCCTAAAGAGAATGAAGGGTTTATGACAGAGAAAAAAATAGCTCTTGTTAAAAACGAAGCGATTGGTAAATTAGCTTTAGAAATGGGTTTACATAAATATTATATTATTTCAAAACATGCTGAAGAAAAGAAAACTAGGACTAACTTAAAAAAACTTGGTTGTTTATTTGAGTCTTTTCTAGGAGCATTATTTTTAGATTTTAACAAAATTGAAATTAAAGATGAAGAGTCTTGGTTCACAAATGTATTTGTAACGGGACCTGGATTTCAAATGGCGCAAATATTTATTGAAAGTATTTTTGAAAAACATGTAGATTGGATAAAATTAATTACAGATGATGACAATTATAAAAATATTCTTCAAGTTAAAATTCAAAAAAGGTTTCAAGACACTCCTCATTATATTGAAATTAGTCATACAGATGAATATGGTTATGAAATGGGAGTATACTTGTGTTTAGGACAAAAAATACATGAAGTTGATAAAAAAAATGCTATTGATTTTCAAAGATATGGATCATTTGATAAGATATATGAAATATTAGAAACTGATGGAAATATATTCGTATTCTTAGGTAAGGGTATACATAAAATTAAACGAAAAGCTGAACAAATGGCTTGTGAAGAAACCCTTAAAATAATTGAATAATAAGTAAATAATTCTTTTTTAATGTGTTTATTTAATATAGATGTCTTCAAGTGTTTTAGAAAAGTTAAAGGCAAAACCTGTCGCAAAAAAAATAGAACAAATTAAAATTAAAATTGTTCAACCCGGTATAGAAGAAAAGATTGAAATAAAAACTAAAATTAATGACAGAACTAAAGAAAATTTAATTAATAGAGAGGAATTTCTTAGAAAACTTAATTTAACTGTTAGAAATAAAACTACTGAAGGAAATAAATTAGATGAGTCAGTTCCAAAAACTCCAGTTAAACCGGTAGCTAAAAAATTACCAAAAAAGTTAAAATTAGTAGAAGAATTTCCGTCTAAAACTAGCGATAAAGGTAAAGATTCTACTGTAAGGCGAACAGCTCGTCCTAAAATGGATGTAATATCAGATGATATTGATTTAGACCAAGTAATTGGTGATACAATTTTAAAATCTAGACTTCCTGAAAAGGAAAAAAAGGTATTAATAAGAGCAAATGCTTATTATATGAATAATCGCGAGGTTTTTATAAACTTTATAAATGCTTTGTTTAAACCATACAAAGAAGAGATTCAACAAAATGAATCTAGTTTATCTTGTGATCGTCCATTAGATTCTAAGTTTACACTACTTACACATCAAAAAATTGTGCGCGATTATCTTAATTTATATACCCCTTACAGAGGTTTAATATTATATCATGGTCTGGGTTCAGGTAAAACATGTAGTTCTATTGCTATTGCCGAAGGTATGAAATCGGATAAACAAGTTATTGTTATGACACCTGCTTCGTTAAGAATGAATTATCTTCAGGAATTAAAAAATTGCGGTGATACTATGTATAAAAAAAATCAATATTGGGAATTTATTCCTATTGGATCTAAAGGTGAAGAGGATAATCAATTAATTAAAACACTTTCCTCTATTTTAAATATAAGACCTGATTTTATTAGAAAAAATGGTGGTGCTTGGCTAGTTAATGTAACTAAACCATCAAACTATAATGAACTATCACCTGACCAAAAAAAATTCTTAGATTTACAAATAAATGAAATGATTGTTCATAAGTATAAATTTATTAGTTATAATGGTCTTCGTGAAAATCACTTGAGAGATATGACTCAAGAATATACAATAAACCCATTTGATAATAAAGTTATTATTATTGATGAAGCACATAATTTCGTAAGTAGAATTGTTAATAAATTAAAAAGACCCGAATCTCTCTCTATGAGATTATATGAATATTTACTTTCTGCGGAAAATTGTAGAATTGTATTATTAACGGGAACACCTATGATTAATTATCCTAATGAAATAGCTATCCTATTTAATATTCTACGAGGATATATTAAAACTTGGACTATTCCAATTAAAATGAAAGTCGCAGGTGGTAAACTAAATAAAGAGGAATTAGTGAAAATATTTGAAAGATTTGATATTTTAGATTATCTTGACTACAAACCTAGAACTGGATTATTAACAGTAACCAAAAATCCTTTTGGTTTTATTAATGTTAAAAAAGAAGGTATTTATAAAGGAGTTACTAATTTTAAGATTAATAATAGAGGCGATGTAGATGATTCAAAATTTATCGGATTATTAACATATATATTAAATGAAAACAAAATTGAGGTTGTCTCTTCGAATATACAAGTTGATACACATAAAGCATTAGATGATAGTTTAGACTCATTCCAAACTAGATTTATTGATCCTAGCACAGGTAATATAAAAAATGCCAATCTTCTTAAAAAAAGAATTCTTGGACTGTCATCTTATTTTAGAAGTGCACAGGAACAATTAATGCCTCGTTATGATAAAGATACTGATTTTAAGGTCATTAAAATTCCAATGAGTAACTTTCAATTCGGAGTATATGAACAAGCACGCATTCAAGAGAGACAAATAGCTAAATCAGCTGCTAAGAAAAAGAAGAAACAAACAAATGATGATGTTTATACAGATGCCGTTTCTTCTTATAGAATCTTTTCACGAGCATTTTGTAATTTTGTGTTCCCTGAAAATAGAAGACCTATGCCACAAAATGGACAAGATATTAAAGCTGTTCTAAAAGGAACAGCTGATGAAGATATATTAGATGCTATTTCAGTTAGAGAGAAAATCGATAATCCTGATGGATTATTTGAATTAGATGATGCGGATATTCTTGAAAGTGAGGCAAAAAATGAAAGGAGTGATGATTATGCTGAAAGAATTCAAACTGAAATGAAATACTTAGAAGAAAATGCTAGTAGATATTTAACTCTTAAAGGACTTGAAACATATAGTCCAAAATTCTTAAATGTTTTGGAAAATTTAAAAGATCCTGAATTCCGTGGCCTCCATTTAATCTATACTCAATTCAGAACCATTGAAGGTATTGGTGTATTAAAATTAATTCTAGATGCTAATGGTTTTACACAATTTAAGATTAAAAAAAATGAAGCCGGTATTTGGCAATTAGCTATTCCAGAAAAGGAGAGAGGCCTTCCAACATATGCCTTATATACTGGAACTGAATCTGATGAAGAAAAAGAATTAATTAGAAATATTTATAACAGTAAGTGGGAAAATGTGCCGGATTATTTAACTAGCGAATTATCCAGAATATCTACAAATAATTTTTATGGAGAGATAATCAAGACATTAATGATTACCGCATCAGGAGCAGAAGGTATTGATTTAAAAAATACTAGATATGTTCACTTAATAGAACCCTATTGGCATCCTGTTAGAACGGAGCAAGTTATTGGTAGAGCTCGAAGAATTTGTAGTCATCAAGATTTACCTCCCGAATTAAGAACTGTTAATGTTTTTTTGTATTTAATGACTTTTACAGAAGACCAATTATCTGGTGATGGTGCCGTTGAACTAAAATTAAATGATGGTAGTAAATTTAATGCGGACATACCTGTTACTAGTGACGAAGCCTTATATGAAATATCCGTTATTAAAGAGCGAATAAGCACCCAATTATTAAATTCAGTTAAAGAAGCTTCTATGGATTGTGTTATTTATAATAAACCTGGAACTAAAGATGCTGTTAAATGTTTCTCATTTGGAAAATCATCTCCCAGTTCATTTTCTTACAAACCTTCTATTTCAAACGAGGAAAAGGATACTGTTGACAAATTAAATAGACCAAAGGTTACATGGAAAGGTGATGAAATAACATTACCTATTAATGGTATTAAAAAGAAATTTGCTAGAAATCCTAAAACAAATGAAGTTTATGATTTTGATAGTTACAATCAAGCTGTAGAATTTGGCGATGAAGGTGATCTTATTCGCGTAGGTAAATTAGTTAAAAAACCAGACGGAAAATATAAATTTGTTCAAATTGCTGCTTAAAGATTACTATAATAATTACTTAATGGAATATAAAGATAAAAAAATATACGATAAAATAAATGAATTATTCGCATATTATAGTTGTTCCGTTAACAAATATTGTTCTTACTTTTCATAATCATATTTAATATATTAAAAATTCAATATGATTATTTCTTACTTATCCAAGCATTATTAGCAATTAATTGCTTAAAATAAGATATATTAGGGGAGGCTTCTATATATTCTAACTCAGCATCTCTTACTCTTCTTTTCTTATTATTTTTAATTAATATCCCTTTTCTAGGTATACTTTTTATTTCTTCTTTTTCTACTAATGTTATAGACTCTATACTTCCAATACTCATACTTCTAGATTCTATACTATCAATACTTTCTGAACTGAACGTTCGTCTCTTAGTAACAATAAATTCCTTGCTATTTCTTCTACTCATAGTTATGTATTAATATATAATATTATTTTTATAATATTATTTTAATTCAATTTTTCTAGTATTGTTTTACAAAATCCCATTATCTTTTCTTGATTTTCTCTCAAGATTTCAAATTCTTTTTTATTTATTAATTCTTCAACATAATTATTTTGTTCTGATGTTACCATCGTTTCTTGTGTTTTCCTTTTTAATTTACTAAAAATACTATTAACCTCTAATTTTATATTAGAATTCTCATTTTCTGATGAATTCATATCATTATATCTTGATTCTATTACTATGTTGTTTTTTTCCGAGGATGATTGTAAATCAAATGTCACTCTTTTATCAGAATCAATTGGTATTTTAGGTAAAGGGTTTACTTTATTCGAATTATTTAACCATTCTTCTCCTTCTTTCGATATTTGTGGTATATCCAATTCTCTCTCTCTACTTGCCATTCTCTCGGCAATAAGTCTGTCCATATCATCTCCTATTGGTTTATCTCCATCATCTTTAAATTTAGGTTCCTCAGGAATTTTTGGATTAATATATGTATTCAAACTATCTTGTTGCTCTTTTAGTTTATTGTTAAAATTATCTTCTCGTTGTTTTGATAGATCGTCTGATGTATATATCATTTGAACTTTACTTGATTTTGTTGGTTTATTTTTTTCATTATTAATTTTAAAAATTATTTCTTCCATTGCCATTTTATTTTTGGTCATTAAATCATTGTTAGGCTGAGAGGATTCTATATTATTAATAGTATCTTCCAAAATTGCCTTTATTCTAGGAAACTGTTTATCATTAATTCCTTGAAAAATATTACTATCTTGAAGTAAACTCCAAATCATCCCCTTATTATTATTAGTATTAAAGTCCATATTAATATTAATAATATATTTATATTTATATTTAATTTCCATTAAAGTATTTCTTTCTTAAATCAAATACCTCCTCATCAGGAATTTTATTTCGCAAGAAATAATCTTTATTCTTATCTTTAAGCATTTGAATAATAAAATATAGAGAATACATTCCACATTCTGATTCTGTTTTTTGATGTTCTAATGTATTTATTAATACATCGAAATCAATACCTATTTGTTTACCTTGCTTCGTAATTTTTGTTATTAGTTCTTTAACTTCTTTCGGTGGAGGATTGCCATTACTATCAAAATAAATTATATATTTCTTTTTAATATTAATAAATAGAGATATCCAATGCTCTCCATCTTTGTAATGAGGATCTGTATTCAAAATAATCCCGATCTTTTTTTTATCTCTTTTTATCATATCGCTAATGTTTAATTTACACAATTCTTCCCATACACATTCACCATATAATTTGTGATGGTCAAAATCAATAGGAGATGGTCCTAAAAACTCAAAACATTTGTAATATTTTTCATATTGTTTCATTACTGATTCTATATCTAAACTACTTAACCATTCATCTGTTTTCCAGATCTTGGGTGATTTGGGCGCAAATGTATAGTTTAACAATTCACTATCTAATTTTCCTTCCATAAACTTACTTCTTAACCAACACGACTCTCTATCACAACTACTAGACATATTTTCTCTCAATTCTTGCCAAATATCTTTAGAAGTATTGGCTGTTATTTTATTACGAGGATGACGAGCATTCCATAATTTTTTCATTTTAAATAAGGCATTATCACTATAACATGTAAACTCTTTTTTATCAGGATTTGGACTACAATTTACTTTTTTATATCCTCCTCTCTGATTCCTTTTTGTTTTTTTTTGATTAGATAATCCATTATTCCTTTTTGTTTTTCTCTTCATAAATATTATTTATATTTTTCTTTTTTTTTAATCCTTTTGTTTTATGTTCCTTTGTTTTAATATTCACATCTTCCTTTTTTGGTAGTATTTTAGACTTCGGTTTACTATTTTTCTTAATAACAAATGTATCTAAATTTATTTTTTTCACATCTTCTTCCTTTGCGAATAACATATCACATTTTGATATATCATAATCATCTAAATCACAATTATTATTACTAGGATCTATAATATTACTATACTTCTCTTGTATTATATCATTCTTATCTAAAAATTTAAGATAATTTATACATGATTTTGTATAACTATCAAAAGTATTATACAATTGTAAATCATCTACATCATTCCTAAATAATTTTTTAGTTAAATCAATAACTCGTTTTTTGTAAAATTTTTTATCCGACAAAAATTGTTTATTGTTATGAAATTCATTTTTTTTCATGATTTGTTCATATTGTTGTTTATTCGCAAAACAATTTAATGTTATATTATCGATTTCATTCATTGAAATATCCATTTAATAATTTCAATGAATTTAATATTCTGATTTTTACATACAAGAGCTATCTTTTAATTGATATCTTGTATGATTATTGAATAAATCATTTCCTAGATTTTGAACATTTGGATTAAAAGGCTCTAAATCTGGCTTCTCAAACAATAATGGATGACTTTGTTTTTGTGGCACGAAATCTACCTTGGTTTGATATAAATCACTCGTAGATTTGGGAACAAAATCTGATTGTTCACACTTTTGTAATGCGAAAAACTGATTTCTTAGACTGGATTCAATATTCACATTATTAGAAAATCCATTCCATGGTGCTTGAGCATTTCCTGGATTGAATACAGTCTTTGTTGAATAAGGTGTATATTTATTCAAAGGAATTGTAGTTTTTTTATACTGGTCCAATACCTGCATATATCCATATTTAGTGGCTACAGGTCTTACACTATATTGTGGTTGAAGGCTAGTGGATGGAATATTTCTATCAGATATTCTATTATTTATTTCATCCACTCTTTCGTGATTACACGTATACATACCGTTAATTACTCCAAACATTGTATTAATATATAACCAGAATATATTATTTTCATAAATTACCTAAATCAGTTACTATTGTTAACTATATATGTTGAATATTTTATGTCTTACAAAAATATCTTACTGTAATACAGTCTATTTCTAAATCCATTATATCCAAATAATTTATGAAGGGGGTGGGGCAATATTGAAACCTTGAACATAATGTATTACTTCTAATTTGATAATAGGATTTCATCATTTAGTCATTACTGGTTTAGATGATATCTATAATCAACCAATTTGTATTGATGTAAACTGTTAATTTAGAATTTATTATATAAATATTTTATATAATGAATTTAAAACACCAAGAACTTGTATTTGATTGGGCACTTTACTTATCATGGATATTATATTTTACTGCGTATTTTGGAATTATATATTCTGGACCAACTCATCAAGAATTAATGGGATTATTGGATAATATTATGAAATATTATATATCGCTGTTTTTAATTATTCGATTCAATCCTTTCTATAAAACTAATTTTACTAACTTTGATAGAAAGGTAGTATTTTCAGCAGGAATATTTTTAATTACAACCACAGCATTAGGACAATATGCTAAAAAATTTCATTTTCTAGAAGAAAGTATGAAATATTTAGACATGGTTAAATAATTTATTTTTTATTATTTCTTTTTAAGAGATTTGTTTTTCTTTTCTTTTCGTCTTCTTTTTAATGATTTACCATTACTTTCATAAAAATATTGCTTTAAATGCTGTAACATTCTTTTACTTACAATTTCATCCACACTTTGTTCTTCCTTTGTTTTTTCAGAAACTATATAATTATATCTTTTAAATTCTTTTTCTACAGAATTTACAAAATCTTGTTTATTTTTTACATCCTTACCTAATTTAGAGTCTAGAAATTTTAACATCATATGTTCAATACTTAATTTATTATAATATGGCTTTACATTTATGTAATAAACTTTATCATCATTCATTCCTGAATGATATACATCATCTATAAAACATATTTCAATATCTTCTGGTAACTTTGTACAACTAATAAAGTCGCTTACTGTCTTATCATGTGAGGTTCTTCCCATCTCAATTTGCTCTCCCCTAACTTTAAATGCTGCTATTATTTGATCGAATAGTTTATAATTTAATTCTTTATCAAAATAATTTTTTATATTTATAGCCCATTTTTTATCACCTTGATTATTTGTATATATCATTACCTTGTAGCATTTATTTTCTTTCTTCTTTAGTTTTAGGTATTGTAATATAGAAAATATTTTTGGTCTTAAAAATTCTGGAAATAAATTTAATAAATCATTAAAATTCCTTTCAGAATATTCATCGTTTTTAAAATAGTAATTCAAACAATCACAAAATATACCAAATTCTGTAAAATACCCTAATGTTTCATCTAAATCAAATACTACAATTTTGTAAGGCTTTTTAATCATATACAATATCTATTTATAAAAAATCTCACCAAATAATATACTTTGATGGATTTATCACAAACAGATTATAAAAAAATTATTCATTATTATCAAATTAAAAAACATAAAAATAAAACATATAAGGAAACTGCTGAAGATATATTAGCTAATAAACTGTGTAAATGTATCAAAAAAGTTAGACCATATGATAATAATGAGGATGCCGCTATATCTATTTGTCGAGATAGTTTATTTAAAAAAAGAAGTATAGATTTCTATAATTTTAAATGTAAAAAGGGAAATAAATTAGTCTCTAAAAAAGGAACTATTAAAAATTTAAAGAAGTTTAGAAAAAAAATTGGATTTAATAAGACAAAAAAAGGCAAAAAAAAATAAATAAATGTAATAAATGACCAAACTCGAAGAATTGATGATCATAGCTCAAAATATTCCCTATATTGAACCATCTAGTCAAAATTCAGACGAATGGTCGTCCGATGAACTTATTTATAAATCTATTCATATATCTTTACATAACGAAATTCAAATTCGTGCTGGATTACATATGTGTAATAAATTTCCACCGTTAAAATTAGTCTATAAACATATTTTAGCTGGATATATTAAATTCTTTACCGAGTTAAATTCTAGAGTCGTATCTAGTCAGTCAAATTATTAAAAATTAAAATTGAAACAAATAATAATAAATTTTATTTATCATTATTCACACCAATGAACTGTAAGATTTTCAACGAACTTTGTAAGTTTATACTATTAACTTCTAAAAATTACAATATTGATAGCTCTCATGACATAACACATAGTATGGATGTTCTTCATTATGCCCACAATATTTATAAGAAAGAACTTTATATAAATCCTGGTATTAAGTCACATGAAAATATTATTTATTTAGCATCTACATTACATGATATGTGTGATAAGAAATATATGAAAGAAGACGAAGGTCTACATAAGATGGAGCTATTTCTGAAAGATAAAATTCAAATTGAGGATGAAGAAAGAAATGCTATTTCCAATATCATCAATACTATGTCTTATTCCAAAGTAAAAGTAAATGGATTTCCTAATTTAGGTATCTATCAATCTGCTTATCATATTGTTAGAGAAGCTGATTTATTAAGTGCTTATGATTTTGACAGATGTCTTATTTATGGATTACATGTTCGAGGAGATGATTTTGAAACAACATTTCCTAGAGCTGAAGAATTATTTAAGAGTAGAGTTTTTAGACACGCAGAGGATAATTTGTTTACAACTGAATATGCAAAAACATGTTATCCTGGTTTACATTTACAAGCGATTAATAGAATTTCATCTTGGAAAAATATACTACATATATCATCTTAAATATACATAAATATTATTTAGTAATGTATATCAAATGCCCAAACCAATAATAAAAAAAATAAAAATTAATCCAGTTGATTTTTTTTATGAGACTTCATTTGAAGCCAATACTGTTAATAAAATAAACACTATTCATGATGATCTTATAGATAGATTTCCTTGTAAGGATTGTCATGTGGAACCAGTAGAATCTAAAATAGTGGTTAAAGATACATATTATCCTACATTTGTCATTGTTCGTAAACAATGTTGTCTTCATTGTTGGTTAAAACGAATAAATAGTTGATTTCTTTACTGTTTCCTTTTCTTTGTTTTCTTTGTTCTCTTTGTTTTCTTTGTTCTCTTTGTTCTCTTTGTTCTCTTTGTTCTCTTTGTTTTTTTCGCTTTTTTTATTTTCCGTTTACCTCCCATTTGTTGTATATTGGTTATTTGTGGATTTATATTACAATTATCTATATAACTATTACTTCTTTCTTTTTGAATAATATTTAAATATTTCCATTTGATGTTAACGCTATGAACAAACACATTACTTTCTCTAACGGCAAATATTTGTTCCCATATTTGAGAATTAAAATCAATCATTGGTAATCCGTTTGCAGGTGTATCGTCGGAATGATTCCATGAAATATTACCATTTTTAATATTACCATTTTTAATATTACCATTTTTAATATTACCATTTTTAATATTACTTGCCATTGGTTCCGGTATAAAAACTGCGAATCCATTTTGAACTATTTCGCCTTCACTCATATCTTCTTCATCATCAATTATAGGTTCATTACCCTCATATTCA